GTTACATAACAACTTATAAATGGAACAGTATTCATAATGTTTTCACTGTTCTCTCTTGTTATGTGAGCCGCCATTCTGTTTATATCACCATAACGTACTGGAACTTTATGAAATACTGGAAGACCTGATTCTTCATTTTTACCCATTTGTACACTGAAGCCACTAAACAATCTTATAAATTGTTGAATGTATCTTCTTATTTGTTTATCATAAAAGTATTGTTGGCTCATTTGTTAAAATCACTTTTTGGTTTAATAACTTGGGATAGAGGCTGACGTTCTGGAAACTCTTGATCGTCAATAATTGTTGTAGCCTTATTATTAATAAAGCTACTAGCATTGTAAGTTCTATCACTCCAAGTTTGTTCAGTAACATTGTCATATAATCTATGCCATTTGCTTCCACGTCTTACAAATAGTCTATTAGGAGTAAAGTCTGTTCTAATAAAATATTCTCCATCTTTGGGATTTCCTGGAAACTGGTCACCTTGTTGTAAAGCTTCACCGTGTTTGTATTCGTTATCAACTTCTTCTTGGCCAAATAAATGTTCAGCAAGTGGCAAACCTAATGGATCAGCTTCTTCAGCACTTTTCACAATAGCATTACTGATATTAAGTTCTGTTTTGTAAGCACTAACTTTATTTTTAAGGCTTCCTGGATCTTTAGCACTACCAAGTATATCTTTGTATTCTTGTGTATCTGTTAATGGTGCTACTTTAATTCTCCAAATATGTGGATACCAAGTCTGTGAAAATCCTTCACTACCCCTAGCGGCATCTTGAACTACATAAAATTTATTAATAGCATCTCTGTCGTTGCTTAATAAAAGTTCATCTCTTAAATGAGGCAATTCAATAACATCACCTGGCATTAATCTTCTACCTAATTTTTCTACCATATCATTGATATGAAAACTTATAAACAAAGTATCGTTGGTTAAGAATAATCCAAATTGAGTTAAATCAAAGTCATTGTCACTAACATTATATACTCCACGAAGATCAAAAATATCAGGATCATATTTACGATCTCTATTTTCCATAAACAGTAAGTCTTGAATATTTGTTTCATCAATTATACCTTCTGGATTTATTTCTTCTCCGGTTGTATTGTCTATTTCTAAACCACTGCCGTAGTTCGGCTCACTAGGATCATTATTGCCTTGTTGAGGTTGTGGACCCAAATACTTATGGACGTGTATAGCCGTACCGCCTATATCGAACTGTTCTCGTATAGTTCTGTCCATGAATTTGTAATCATTACCTTTATAAGGCTTATATAGTGTAAAACGTGGCATATGGTTTTCCTTGTTATGTTGTATTTATGCCTTTTGAACCCAATGTGATATGGATAAATATTATATACCCACATAATATAAGGAAAACAATATGTTTAGATTTTACACAGAAAGAAAATGGTTACTATGGGCTTGGATAGGTTCAGCAATCATTTTATCATCATTATGGGTTCAAGTTAAAATTGATGTCAAAATAAACGAATGGTTTGGCCAATTTTACGATATGATCCAAAAAGCACTAGCTACACCTAATGCAATCACTATAGGTGAGTATTGGGCTAGTTTAGGAACTTTTATATATCTAGCAATGATATATGTCGCACTAGCAGTAGTGATAAGTTATTTTACTGCACACTTCTTATTTAGATGGAGAACTGCAATGGTAGAGTGGTATCATGCAGTATATGATAAAGCAAGAAAAATTGAAGGAGCGGCACAAAGGGTTCAAGAAGATACTATTAAGTTTTCCAGAATAATGGAATCACTTGGTACAAGTTTAATTGAATCAATTATGGTTATGGTACAGTTTGTACCTATATTATTTGGACTATCAGTAGGTATTCCTATCTTCTTCTTTGGAGATTGGCAGTACGGATTGATTACAGGTGCAATAGTATGGAGTGTTGGAGGCACTTTATTTTTAATAGGACTAGGATGGCTACTTAGACTCGTGGGTGTAGAATATGATCTACAAAAGAAAGAAGCGGCCTATAGAAAGATACTAGTTATAGCAGAAGATGACGATACTGTTAGACCAAAAAGAATAGATGAATTATTTGCAGACGTTAGAACAATTCACTTTAAATCATATATAAGATACTTATATTTTAATGTAGGCAGAATTGCTTATTTACAAGCTAATGTTTTATCTGCTTATGTATTTTTAGCACCAGCCATTGTTGCAGGTGTAGTAACACTTGGCGTTATGCAACAAATAATAAGAGCATTTGGAAGAGTAGAAGGGTCGTTGCAATATTTACTTAAAGCATGGCCTACAATTATTGAACTTGCAAGTGTATATAAACGTTTACGTGAATTTGAAAGACAAATCACTAAATAATCATATAGGAGATTTTATGAAACAAATTAGTCTATCCATAGGATCAGACCATAGAGGAATGAAACTAAAAGATCAAATATCAAAATGGTTAATACCAATTGATAGCGATATTGGAACTAGATTTAATATAGATCTATTTCATGATATTGGACCATACGACGATAAAAAGAAAGTTAACTATCCTAGAGTAGTTGAAACCTTTTTAAAAGATTATGCAACACCAGATAAAATAAAAGCAGGATGGCAAGTATACAATGCAGGTATACTTATATGTGGATCTGGTTTTGGTATGTCAATAGCAACTAACAGGCATCCGTTAATAAGGTCTGTAGTATGTAGAAGTGCAAAAGAAGCAGAAATGTCTCGTAAACATAATGACGCTAATGTATTATGTCTAGGTGCAGATTTTACAAGTTTTGCTCAAGCAAAGAAAATATGCGAAGCATTTTTTACTACTAAATTTGAAGGTGGTAGACATCTGACAAGAATAAAAAGTATAGGAAATTATTAATATGAAGATTTGCATCATAGGAGGCGGAACTACAGGATGGTGGGCCGCTGGTTACATAGAGCATAACTTTCCAGATTATGATATAACACTTATTGAAAGTAGTGATATACCAATAGTTGGCGTAGGTGAAAGTACACTTCCTATGATCAAAACTTTTTTTGATAGTTTTGGTATGCAAGAAGAAACATGGATGTCAAAATGTGATGCTATACACAAACATGGTAATATAAAACAAGGTTGGGATAAACCAGATGGTGATGAATTTAAATTTACATTTTGGTTTAATGATGATAATGTATTTGAAGATTGGTATAAGAAGTACAAAGCAGGTGAAGTTACAAAACATCAAATCAACGAAGAACTGTATGATGCCAAAGGTTGGAGAGCAGTAGCATATCATTTACACGCAGAAGAAGCAGGGCGTATAGTAAAAGAAAATTGTAAAAATGTAAAACATATTGTACAAACACTTGATAAAAGACCAGAGGGGTATGACTTATATATTGATTGTACAGGTTTCCGTAGACAATTTGTCAACGATAAAACTGAAGTAGAAATACATGAAAAGCATTTAGTTAATAGTGCTTGGGTTTGTCCATTTGAGCTAGATGAACATATTCCATATACTAGAAGTATAGCACGTGATTATGGTTGGCAATTTAAAATTGGATTAACTTCTCGTATTGGTACTGGTTATGTTTATAGTGATAAGCATATTAGTAATGAAGATGCACTAGAAGAGTTTAAAGATTATACAAAAGACTTAACACCATTTATGGGTAAACAACCACGTAATATTAAATGGAATCCTAATTGGTTAAAGAATCCATGGGCAGGCAATACGGTTGCTATAGGGCTTAGTCAAGGCTTTATTGACCCATTAGAATCAAATGCATTGTTTATGATACAATATAGTATTACGACGCTTGTAGAGTGCTTAAAACGCGAATATGACGCCAAAACTTACAATAGAATGATCAACAGAGTTTGGAAAGAAAACAGTGATTACATATTACATCACTATGCATTATCTAACAGAGACGATACAAGTTTCTGGAAAGAATATACAGATATGGATATGAGTGAAACTGTATGGGAACACTATAAAAAGACTGGAAACAAATATACTAATCTTTATCCCGATGCTATATGGGCAACACTAGCTCTTTACTACGATAATTTCAAGCATTTTTCCGGAAAATAATCAACAAAAAACAAAAAAAGATGTAAGTCCTTGATTTTTAAGGGTTTTTTTCTGCTGAATAAGGTTGACATATAAGACGTCTTACTGTAAACTGTAAGTATAGTTAGAAATAAAGGAGCAATAAATGAAATATAAACTTTTTCAAATTCACGTTACAAAAGCAGAGCATGATAAAATTAATGCTGAAGGTCATAATTCTGTAGAAAAGCATAAACTTAAACTTGATATGTCTTTCGCTAGAGATAATACTTCATCAATTGCTAAAGAAGCATTTGACAAAGGTTATTATACACACGTTTCAAATATTACAACTGAAAAAGGTCTTGAAGGTGTATTTGAAGTAGGTAATATTGGTCCAGAAGAAAATATTGAAAGACTTCACCCTATGTATTCAACTTCAGTAGGTGATATTGTTGTTGATCCTGAAGGTAACAAACACGTTGTTGCTAGTTTAGGTTTCCAAGAGGTAGTATAATGAAACTCCAACCTGAAGAAGTAGTTGAAGCTATTGCTCGTTTAGATCACGAAAGCAAACAAGAATTCGCAAACATCTTAGTAACTAAATGGTCCACACTTGCTGGTCATGTATCATCCATGATTGACCGAGAATTGCAAGATTTAGACGTAAACAACCATTTTTCTGCCAAAGATGATATATACAAAAAATAACTAAAGGAGATTTCTGATGGGACTATTAAAGTCCGCGAAAAGAAAGAAGCCAAGAGCTTCAGTATATCGCACACCTAAATCTAAACTACAAGAACCTAAATGGGATGGTTGGGAAGAATGGTCTGGTGAACAATTTCATCGAGCATCTAGTTCAGCTAATAGCTGGTATTATGAACATTATAAAACTAGTGAATTACAAGAACACATTTGGCCTTGGATGTTGGCTAATGGATATGATAAGCAACATATTCGTAAAGCTAAAGCAGGTGCAGTTCACCTATCAGCAGTAGTAGGTTATAATTGTAGACAGTTGACATTAGGTAAACCGGATTATAATGAAAAAGAAGATCAGTATTGGGATAGTTTACCAGGTACAATGGGTAAAATGCAACCCACATCTGATTTTTTACATAAACAAATTAAAAAAGCAATGATAGATGGAGAAGAAAAAGTAGAAGAAGCAGAAAAACAGAAAGCTGAAGAAGAACGTAAACTGGCTATAAAGAAACAGCCTAGTATACAAGACCGTCTTCATCATGCTTCTTTAGAAATGACATTGCCTATTGAAGAATTTTTAGATAGTTGGTATACTAATTATGATAAAAAAGCATTAGACGATTTTGATCCAGCTAAACTGTTTCGTAGACTGGGTGTAAAAACAGCTCATGCTAGAATTATAAGAAATTACTATACTCCTGGGTTGCAAGAAATGGAAGATTTAAATAGTCCTCCTACAAAAGCTCAACTTGATAAAATGGATGAAAAAGAAAAAGACATTGCAGAACAGTTACAAGAAGGATATGACCATTTAGATAGTAAACAAAAAAAATTAGCTCTACAATGTTTTAGAAAAATCGTTGATGCTTGTGATATACTAGAAGCTGAAGGAAAAGCTAATCGTAAAACACGTAAAGTTAGATTAAAAAGTCCAGAAGACATTGTTAAAAAACTTAAATTTAAACAAAGCGATACAACACATGGTTTGGCTAGTGTAGAACCTAGTAATATACCTTATACACGTATCTTAGTAGTGTTTAATACAAAGAATCGTAAGCTAGGAGCTTATTATGCTAAAAATGTAGACCCACTTAATGCTAGAAGACCTGGTACAGGGTTAAGTGTTAAAGGAACTACAATAACAGGTTATGATGAGACCAAAAGTATACAAATGACACTACGAAAACCAAGTGAATTCTTACCAGAAATCAAAAAAGCTACTAGACATAAGTTTGAGAAGCAATTTGAGACTCTCAAAACAACTCAAACCAAACTAAACGGTAGAATTAACAACGAGACCATCCTATTAGCCTGCTACGATAAGTAAAATCTGATAAATACAATACGTAGTAGGAGAAACTAACATATGGCGAATGCATTTAACAAACTTCAAAAAGAAATAGAACTTCGTATGGGTGGAGGAATGATTGATGTTGAGCTAGATCCGGAACATTATGAACTAGCAATAAACAAGTCATTACAAAAATACCGTCAACGTGCAGAAAATGCAGTTGAAGAGAGTCTAATGATTCTTGAAATGATTGAAGGTCAAGCAGAATACACATTACCAGAAGAAGTAATGGAAGTTAAAGACATTTACAGACGTACAACAGGCGTAAGCAGTGGTACTGGTAACGATATTGAGCCTTTCCAAGCGGCGTATCTAAATACATACCTATTAGGTAGTACACGTAATGGTGGATTATCAAGTTTTGATTTTTTACAACAAAATAGAGAAACAATGGGTAGACTTTTTGGTGCAGAATTATTGTTTACTTGGAGACCTCAAGATAAAAAGTTAATCCTACATAGAAAAATTAAAGCAGATGACAATGCAGTTCTGCATTGTTACAATTACAGACCAACTGAAAGTTTATTAGAAGACACTTATGCAAGTCCTTGGCTAAAAGACTATGCCTTTGCTCATGCTAAGATGATTTTATCAGAAGCAAGAGGTAAGTTTACTCAAATAGCAGGTCCACAAGGTGGAACTACAATGAACGCAGATCAATTAAGAGCTGATGCACAGGCTGAGATTGATAAACTTGAAACTGAACTAACATTATACAACGATGGTAGTACAGGTTTAGGTTTTGTAATAGGATAATCAAATGCAATTAGGCAAATACCACTGTACTATAGATGAGATTACGTATGACCGTAATGAGTTATTAGAATTTGTAAATCAACATAGACATAACATAATGCAATTTGGTGATTATATGCAATATCTATCTCCAGAAAAAAGAGAATTTAAAGGACGTGATGGTATGAATGCTATTGCAGTTCAAAAAACTGAAGGTAAAGATTTACTAGAATATCCTGTAGTGAAAAAATATGTGGATATGTTTAATTTTGCACAACCCATTGCTCCACGTGATATTGATTTACTACATTATGATCCAGGATACTCATTTCATCCACATACTGATCATTATATGTGGTGTGGTATAATGTTTCCTATTGAGCCAGAAGATGCAGGTGAGCCAATTAGTTTTTATAGTAGAGAAGGTCAAGAACCAGAACGTAATGTAAACTATGAAAAAAGAGGTTGGACTGACGAAGACATAGAATACAACCATTACTATAGTAATAAACACCCTACCCTTTTCAACGGAATGATTGTACATGGTGTTCCAAAGATATCTAGAGAGAGAATATACCTAAGAATTAAAGTCTTAGGAGAAAAGTTTGAAAACGTAGTAGAAAAACTAAAAAATAAAAACTTTGTGATTGACAATTAACCCAAAACTCATTATAATAATAGTATGAAAAAAGTAATAGGTATATGTGGCCTTATTGGTCATGGAAAAGATACAGCCGCAGGATTCCTAATTGAAGAAGGATTTCAAAGAGTAAGTTTTGCTGGAGTATTAAAAGATGCCTGTGCTAATATATTTGGTTGGGATAGAATACTTCTAGAAGGCAACACCACTGAAAGTAGAGCATTTAGAGAACAAACAGATGAATGGTGGAGTAAACGTTTAGATATACCTAACTTTACACCACGTTATGCACTTCAGTATGTTGGTACAGATGTATTAAGAACACATTTTCATCCAGACATATGGGTAGCGGCTTGTGAAAGACAAGTACAACAGACAGAAAAAAATGTAGTTATAAGTGATTGTAGATTTTTTAATGAACTTGATGCAATTCAAAACATGGGTGGCCGAACTGTAGTAGTATGGAGAGAAGAAAAACCAGAATGGTGGCACAATGCTTCAGAGCTAAATCATGCTAACTACAAAAAGAAATCAAATATGGTAGATAGTATGAAATCAAATTATCCAGATGTACACAAAAGTGAATGGAGCTGGGCAGGTTGGGATTTCGATTTACAATTAGATAATAACTCAACATTAGAATCATTTAAAACACAGACAATCAGTAAAATTATAGAATAAATACTATAAAGAAGGATTTATAGTATGGACAACTTAACTAAAGTTAAAGACTTTATTAACGATTGTAAACAGTATCAACATTATCAATTTTTAAAACCAGTACCAGATTATTTTGTTGGATGGCAAGAACATCCACGAGTAAAACGTGACTATTGTAAATGGATTATGACTGAATCAAATTGTCCTACATTATTACTTGATATAGAATTTCCACATAAAGAAGTAGCTAAAGAAGCTGAAGCATTATTAGATAGATATATTAAACATAGAGGAGATATACATCCTGGTTGGGCAAGTATTGCAGTACATGGACAAGGTTCTCAATATACTGATTCACCAGATGCTTATATAGAACAAGGAGTATTTACAAAAGAAGACAGTCCACCATTTGATTGGACCGATATAGCTGATCAATGTCCTGTAACTGTAGAGTGGTTAAAGAAATGGCCATTTGAGAAGTTACACAGATGTAGATTTATG